GATTTGGAACATAAGACCTTTGAACTTCTCAACAGACCAACGACCGTTAGAGTCGGTGTCCAGATCGAAAGTACCAGAAGTAGTTACATTCTTAGTAGCACCAGCAACAGCAGAGTAGTTGATAGTACGAACAACTTCACGGTTGATTTCAGAAAGGATTTCTGAAGACAGGATGTTGCTCAACTCAGTCTCAGCGTCCAGACCGTGGATTGCTTTCAGGTCTTGTGCCAATTCCATAGTGTACTCAGCTTTCAGAGCACGGCTAACAGCAGTTACAGCAACTTTCTCGATGCTAAACGCCATTTCGTTGAAGTGGTCCCCAGCAGCTCCACCTAGTGCTTCAGCTTCAGCAGCAGTCATACCAGTGTGTACGTTATAAGCACCACCAGTTGCAGAGGCAGAACGATCGCTAGGATCAGTACCAGTCTGAGCAGCACCAGCAGAAGAGTTAGCAGCGCCTTGAGAAGCAGTGTTACCAGCATAAGAGCTAGAGAATGAAGCATCAGCTTCATCGAACATTGCTTCAGTACCAGCTTGGCCAGTGTAACGTGAACGCATAGCGAAGATCAGTCCAGTTGGACCAGTCATAGGCTGTACACCACAAATATCATAGGCGATCAGGTTAGGCATAGAGCGTCGAACAAGGCTGATCAATACGGGATCAAAATTGTCAACACCACCAGCTACGTTAGTGGGGGCAGCTTCGCCAAGCAGAGTAGGAGCAAAAGCACCACCGCTTTGAGCACCTTGCTCACGAGCTGATTTTTCTTGGTTTTCTAAAAGTGTAGCGACAGTAGAACGCTTATGGGCATCCGCGATCTGTGGTAGATCGGCATGCTCTAAAACGGGTTGCCACTTCTTTTGTAGTTCGTCAGTTTGAAACATTATAGGCTCTCCTTCTTAAAGACCTTTTTACTTACAGTTTATTTATAAAATGTTACTTTTTAATGCTTTTTGAAATGGCATTCAAGTATGCCGCCATACCAGGATCAGTTGGCGCCGCCTCTTCTACTAGCTCAAGAGGTTCGTCATCGACTATCACTTCCTCAGAAACAACTTCTTCCTTGGCGAAATAGTTTTCTTTGATCATCTCTAACTTAGAAGCATAAGACTCTTCATCTTCGAACTCAACGCCCTCAGATAATGAGTTCAGCTTAACAGCTTGAGACTCAGTAATACCTTCACAAGCAGCTGATAGAATCGCAACACGCTTTGATTCGACCAGTTCCTTACGAAGTTCGATGTTTCTTTCCATCTCTTCATTCATTGAAGATTCGAGTTCCTCAACCTTAGACGCCAATTCATCAACAAGGTCAACTTTCTCTTCTGGAATGTCAATGTAGTTTTCAGTGAATAGACTACGCAGACCGGACATAAAGTTCTCAACGATTTCAGAACGGATGCCTTGCTCTACAGCTAGTTCATTCTCTTTCATCCACTCTTCGGCAACATACTCTAAGTATGAGTCAACTTGTGTGGACAACTCTTCGACAATTTGAGCTTTCTCAGCTTCTAACTCAGCTTCAAAATCAACAGTTACAGATTCTAGAATTTCGTTGACCTTTGAAACGACAGCAGCTTCAAAAATTGTAGTGGCTTTGCCTACGAAGTCTTCAGAAAGATCTTCACCACCAAACATAGCTTCTACGTCTTCAGCGATTGAAATATCTTCAGAGCTGATTTGGCGAATTTCTTTGATTGATTGTGCAGTTTCTTCTGCGACTTCTTCATCAGTTGCTTCAAAACCTTCAACTTTCAGAGATGCCATGATTGCCTCGTATGATGCAGCAAGATCATCTTTCTTCTTGCCTTTCATAGCTTCGAGCGCAGCATTAATCATAGCGACTTTAGTCTTGGGCGCAGCAGCTTGCTTCGGCGCGGATTTCTTAATAGTGGCTGTTGTTTCGTCAGCTGCGGCTTCGCCGTCAACTTCCTTATCAACCTTTTCTTCTTCGAGAGCGACATCGTCGACCATTACTTCTTCGACAGTCTCCTCTAGCTTCTTATCAGACATGAATTTCTCCTTATAATTGGTGTTATACAGTCTATTTATAAAATTTACAACTTAGAGATAAAATCTTCAAAAACCTTCAACTTAGCTTCTTCGAGCTCTTTTGTTGACGCCTTTTTGATTACGTTCTCATAATTAGCAATGGTTGCTTCGCGGATAATGCCGTTTTCCCAAACCCATTCCTTACCTTCCATGATACCTTGAACAAATGCATCAGGAGCGGATGGATCCGCAACAATGTCAGCAGCTGTAGCAAGGTAGAAATCGCTTTGCACTTCAGCAACGCCCTTTCCATTTTGTTTGACCGAACCCATACCGCGAGAAGATACGCCCAACTGGGCACCTTCATCCATGAGCGACTTGACAATCGCACCATACGGGGTTTCTGTCATAATCTTAGCACGACCCATAAAGTTTGAACCGTCGCGTTCTAACTTAGTGATCATGTGTGATACACGCTCAAGATTAATGCTTGGACCTTGGGGGTGACCTAATTCGCCATACGCACGGTTCTTCTCAACATACTCTTTACTGTATCTATTTATCTCTTTGTCTAAAACCTCTGCTGGGTAGACACGGCCATTGCGGTTCTTGATGTCTCCTTGCAAAAACACGCCTTCGATGAAATATGACTTGCCGCCCTTTTCATCTTTAGCTTCGGTCAGATAATTGATATCTTCATTTACTTCGCAGATAAGTTTCATCTTTCTTTTCCTTTAGGTCATACCCTTACAAAAAACCAATAGCTGGCGGCAAATATAGAAATTGTGACAATAGTAGCACCTATGGACTTCATTGTGTCTTCAATCTTTCTTCTTTTCCGCAACCTTTCTAATCTTGCTTTTTCTATCTTTTGTTTGTGATCCATCAAAGATTTGTTTTGGATCATCAACATGTCACGCCATACTTGATTCGGAGTCATTTTCTTCAACTCTTTTTCATGTTGGCGTATAGCATCTTTAGCCCACGCAAGCTCTAACGCTTCTTCCTGCGTCAATATATGGTCACCAGCTTTTGTAGCTTCTTCAATAGACTCGACAGCTACCTTGCTGTCAGTCAAGCTTGTGAACAGACCCGATAGACCAGATAAGTGGTCTCCAGACTCTTTAACTGTAGCAATTCCATCATTAAGGGCTTTTAGAATGCCTACAACTGCTGAGATTTCCGCGATCATTTTATTTCTCTTTTAGTAACCTGAACTTGCTATTGGCGTCGCCTTGAATGTAGTTGCACCTCGCAGACCTTGCCCATTTCCTAAAGAAACCCGAACGCTCGCCTTAGCGCCAACGAAAACGGTTCCGACCGTAGAATCGCCCGAATCTACTATAGTTAACTCTACAGCGTTTGTGTCCGTGTTAGTCACATGAGCAGCTGCAGCTGTATTCAATTTAGTGGTGGCTGCTGCCAATGTTTCAGCTGATCCTAATACTTTCATACTTAACCTCCGAAGGCCACATCTAATAGCTGGAACATGCCTTCAGGAGACTTCTCCAACATTTTTTCAGCCTTCGCTTTATTGGCTGGATTCAACTTTCCTAGCATTTTAATTAATGCTGCCGCTGTAGTTGAATCAATCTCTTCGGATTTGCCGTTACCAAACTTAACCTTTTTAGCAGATTTCTTGGTAGCAATATCATTCAACTGATCAACAACTTTACCTTCTTCGAGTTCTTCTTCGTCATCTTCGTCTTCGTCTCCGTCTTCGGCAGAGTCATCATCTTCATAAAGGTCATCGGCATTTTCTTTACCGTACTTCTTAATGAAGTCTTTCTTAGACATCTTTTCGGAATCTTTTATCATCTGATCCTTCACTCTGCCTTCAGTAATTTCAGCTCGGTCGCCATCAAACTGATGGTCACCAGCAACAGGGTGCTTGGTCACTTGCATTTTGTGCTTTGCTTTAAAATCCTTTTCGCCTTCAGCTCGTGGCTCTAGCTTGTCACCTTCAACCTTGCTGTCTGTCGAACGGCTTCCTGATGCTTCTTCGGATATATATGCCTTGAATCTTTTGATAGCCATTGCTATTCCTCTGTTTCTTGTGTTTCCATGAAGTTATTTTGAACTTCAAACTTTTTAATTTCTATTGCCGAGGTAATTTTGTCCATCATTATATCAGCAACAGCGGATTTAAATTCATTCACATCACCGTCTGCCGCCAAGTTCACCGCATCAACAGTAGTGTATACCTTTTCTACATCACCCATAGTATTCCCCTTATTTGTACAATATTTATACAAACTGTACAATCAAATTATTCAAAATCTTCATCGTCTTCTGCTGAGCCTTCATCTTCAATTTGAGAATCTATCTCTTCAATTTCTTCTTCAGTCTGCATCAAAACATTCTTACGAACCCAAGATTCAGAATAGTATTTCCCAGCAAACTGGTCAACGTCTTGCAACAATGATAACCTTTCGCGCAGAACTTCGGACTTCTTCAACTCAGCAAAATGGTTATCTTCAATAAAATCAAATTTGATGTCGTCTTTTATCGCATTCCATTCGGCCTTAGAGATAACACCCTTCAACAGAAGTTGTTTCTCTAGTAAAATCATAAACAGGTCAGAGAACCTATTTCTCAACCTTGATACAAACTTAGAGAACTTCAACTCATCCCGAGTAATTTCAGAAGAACGGCCAAGGTTGAACTGCCCGTCAGATTCTAACCTGGAAACGGGGACATTCAGAGACTCATACAACTTTCTGCGGAAGTATTGGACATCGTCCATTTCACCAAGGTTTTGCCCTCCAGGCAAAGTAGTAATCTCAGTTCCGTTGCTACCTTCTCTCCGAGGAAGCCAGTAATCTTCAAGCATTGTCAAATGTTTGCGCGAATCATTGACCGCGCCAGTATTGGCATCGTATACTAATTTATTCTTATGCTTGACCATCATGTCGCGCAGATACTGCTCAGCTTTCGCTTTGGGTAAATTGCCTACATCGATATAGAAAATTCTACGCTCAGGCGCTCTTGCCAATCGATAGATAACGGTAGCATCTTCAAGCATTCTTAGTTGGTTCAATGGCTTCACCGCTTTGTCAAGGTGACCAAGAACCATCTTATTAGCCTCGTCCAACAATCCGCTGTGAACGTATGCTATTGAATCAATAGAAATTTTCACGCCTTGCTGTCCAGTTTGTACACCCTTGGGCGAATAGACGTAAAACTCAGAATATTTTTTATTTACAACTTCTCGCGAGCCACCAATAACTTGATTATCTTTCCTCTCAACACGCATCTTCTTGATAGTGCGGGGGTCTACATATCTCAACTCTTGGATACCAGCTTTAGTATTTTGTGTATCGATCATTATGTGGTAGTACATTCTTCCGTCAACATACCACCTGCGGAAAGTATCGTATCCGCGAGTATTGAAATTTAGAAGAGAAAGCACTTCATCAAATTCTTCAATAACTCTTTTCTTTATACTGTTAGGAAGCTCTATTTCGTCTAGAACTAATTTAACAGATCCATCTTTTTCGTCGAAAACGATAGCTTCATTACATACATCGTCAACCGCTTTATCACATTCACTCTGGCGAACCATCTCGCGATACTTAGTGATCAATGCCGCTTCAGTTTTTGATGTTCCGTCTAGGTCAACGGTGGTACCAAAGGCACCGCCTTCATTTACATCCAGCGCGCCATCCATAGATGCTGGGGGCGCAAACGATTGTACCGTTGGGGGTAGTTCCTCTTCTTTGCGTCCTAGTTGGAATCCGAAAAGCTCAATAGCCATTATAGTTTTATCCTTAATAATAATTGGGGCGTCATAGTATTTATGTCCGCCCCATATTCACCTTGTAGGATTAAATCCCGCCAGCCGTGCCAGTAACGCCGCCAGACACTTCCCAATAATCATACTGGAAGGTAACGCCGAACTCTTGGATAGCTTCACTATCCCAAGCAAGGTCGATTGCAGCAACTTCAGTTGGGTAAATACCAACGAAGTTATACACGCGCAAGATTGAACCGTCTTTACCGAACTGAGTGACCTGAGCATTAGACTTATAGAGACTAGGAGCAGAACCACCAGCTGTGTTCAAGTTTCCTTGAGCAGAGTTGATGGAGTTTGACCACTGTTCCATAGCATTACGGATAGCAAAGTCTTCGTCATTGATAATTGTCGGTGCCCACTCAGCATAAGTGCGGTTACCAGCTACCTTGATTTGACGGCCGAAGTATGGTACTTCAACCACCCCAAGAGTAGAGGCGGGGATCTGAGCAGCTTTCACCATAAATGGTACTTGAGCATCAGCCACACCGTTGATTGGATTTGTAATCTGGACTTGGAAAAGCGATGCCCGAGCACCGCCCCCCTTCAACGCGCCAGAAAATTCATTTACATTAAACGCCATTTTTATATCTCCCGAATCTGTACGTTATATTTATATTACGCGCGACCAACAATTTCAGAGAACTCAACGCCACTGCGGACAGCAACAAAGTTCAACTGAATAAAGTTGATTGAACGGGCTGGTTTAATGTAGATGTCGCCGATAAACTCGTTACGATCCACAACTTCACCAGTGTTATTTGTTCCATCACACACGACTTGGAAGTCTGTGATACCGCGACGGCCTTGTACATCACGCAAGAAAGGAACTACCAAATTAGTAAACTGGCTTCGGGTAAACTCATCATTAAACTCAAAGAGAGTAAACTTAGAAGCAGTAGAGATAGCTTTTTCGAGTACGATAAACAGGCGACGAACGTTGATTCGATCAAACGCAGAAGGCTTAGAAAGAAGCGTCTTATCGCCGAACAATACGGTGCCTTGTCCTGGGAAAGTTACAACTGGGTTAATGCCTTTCTTGTAAAGAGCGTCACGATCACCTTTGCTTGGGTTGTAAGCAAGTTTGATAGCATTCTTAATATTACCACGGTTGTATCCAGCAGGAGAGAACCAAGGGTCACGCGTGAGATCAGTTTGAACCATCAATCCAGCAGTATCAGCATTCAGAGGAACATAGCGGTAAATATCATTGTACTTGTCGTACTGATATTTCCAACCAGAATCAAGAACAGCATAAGAAGATGATGGAAGTGTATCTCGGAATGCGATAATATCATCACGCTCTTTACCAGCATAAGCGTTGTTGCCAACAACATCAGCACGCTCGGGTGACAATACTGCAATACAGTCCTTACGAGACTCAGCAATACTTGTGATCAAGTGGGTCGCTAGAGTGACATCTGCGTCAGCGCCAAGTAGGAAAGAAACATCAACATCTTCAGCAGAAGAGAATAGGTCATATCCTACAATTTTATTTGCGCTTGTTAAGTTTGTTCCGTCTTGCCCGCCAGTAAGGCTCTTGTTGACTACCGCAGAACCAGTAGAGAAGGTTGTGCCGGATAATGCTACACCAGAACCTAAAAGCGTTTTGGTTGAGGCTTTAACATAAGCAGATTGTTGGTTAATTACTTCTACAAAGTAGTTACCAGCGCCTTGCTCGGTCTTAGCGTCTGAACCAAGAGAAACGCCTTCGTATGTTTCGAGAACAGTTCCCTTAACACCAGTGAACGATCCGTCTTCATCAACAATTGCCACATGGATCTCGTCGCCAACTGCTCCGAGTGCGGAACCATTAACAGTGGTTCCTGGCGCATCATCAAACTGTCCTGAGAATTCCCAAGAACGCGTCAAAGTTCCGCCAGTTACATCAGTACCAGCATATTTGGTTTCTAGTGTAATTGAAACAGTGGTTGAGTTTGCTGTAGATGCTACAGATTTAACCTTGCGCTTTTCTTCAACATCATTTGGTCCAAGGCTTAAGAGGTCGCCGACGTTAACTGAAGAGGTTACAAGTGCAGTGTTGGCTGATGTTATGATAACCTGATCACTATTTCTAGCAACGTCATATGTCAGCGACGTGGTCGAAGACCATGCAGTAGCATCTGGGCAGATGGAAATTTTCAACGAGTCGCCCAAAACACCAGCATATTTCGCATAGAAATTGTCAGTAGTTGGAACAGTAGAATCTTCATTTTGTATTAAAGCGGGTGTTGTTTCGGCAGAGTTTCTTGCGTCAGCATTAACTGTACGAACTACATGCAAAGCATTGCCGTAAGATAAGAAATTTGCTGCGGTAAAAAAATCAGTCGCATTATCGTTGTTTGGTTTTTGGAAGATGTTAACGAGGCGATCTTCAGAATCAACCAAAACGCGCTGCGCGGCTGGTCCCCAACGGAACTGACCTGCGATGGCACCCTCAGTTGAGGACACGGCAGGGACGACCGTTGTGAGATCGATCTCACTTACATTAACTCCAGGACTTACTTGGAAGGGCATTGCTATTCTCCTTAAAAAAATAGAGTTTTTATTTCATTCAACGGTGATATTTATAAAAACTCGATGTTTACTAATTAATTATAATTCCCAGCAGATATGTAATGATTATAGTCATAACCTTCTGGTGGAGTGTATTCTACAGTATTTTCTTCTTCAATTCCATCATCATGGAATCCAAATGGTAACAAATTTTCCATCATCTCTTGCTCAGTTTTTTCTCTGAGATGTATCAGTGTATTAATATCCGTCATTTCTTTAAAATATGATTGGTCCGATAGCCAAGCAAATAACACCAAACACATGACCAAATCATCATGCGATCCAGATTCTGCCTCGTATGAATTGCCTCTTCTTGAAAATGTTGACAGTTCTTTTATAGTTTGAAAATCATTTATTATAAGCTGTTCTTGCTCTATTAACATTTTCAAAATTGAACAACCAACAGACTTTACGCTTTTGGTGGTTCGTATTCCTTTATCACAATGCTTCCCGTAGCCGGAAGATATCCTTTTACCGGATCTTCCTGCGCTTTCGGTG